ACCGCCAGTTCTTGACCCAGGGAAAAGTAAAGTTTGGTTGTTGTTACCATACTCTACAATACCTTTACCATATCTTTGAGTAACAACTCTGAAGAGGTATGGTCCAGCGTTTCTACCAACACCAGTTGTTGGGTTAGTTGCTGTTGTACTTCCGTAGAGGGTAAGGTCAGCTAAGAAAGACTCGTTATCCATAGGTTGACCATCAGGACCGATAAGTTTACCAGCTCCATCAGATGCAAAACCTGACATGATAAGAAGTACTTTTCTGTAGTTATCAGTTGAATAACCAGAAGGTTCCAAATTCAATGTTGTATTATTCCAAACAGAAGTTACCGCAGTACCTGTGATAGCTGAGAACTGACCTTTAGAATAGTCGAACAAACCTGGAGGGTCCAAAGCTGGTTCATTACCTTCGTAGAATCTGTCATACAAATCTCTACCGTTGTTGTAATTGTAACCATCATTTGGGTCATCTGCAGTTGGTCCACTAGGTGCACCTACTGGTTTGTAGTGAATACCTGTGTTGTCAGCTTGAGAACCACCTGTTTCATAGTTCTGAATGTTAGGTACAAAGTAGAACAATTTACCGATTGGTAAATTCATAGCTTGTACAGATACGATATCGTTAGCTAACAATTTAGAGAAAACTCTTCTAACGATAGGGAAAACCACAGTTTCGAATGCACCTGTGTCAGATGTAGTCGCCGCTTCATTGATTAAATAGCTTGCTTGGTTTTCATAAAGCTGAGCTACGTTTTCTCTCATGTGACCTTTAAGACCCTCAAGGAATCCTAATTTGTCCCATTTACTGATTGTGTCTTCTTTGATAACTTTTAGGTGCTTAAGACCGATGTTACCAACAAGACCTGATTCTAATAATGCTCCCATTTTTTTGAGTATTTTAGTTTTGTTTATTTATTATTTTATCTTAGTCATCAAATCTTTCATTCTCAAGAACTGAGGATTTTCATAGGTTTTTGACTCGATAAGATTGATTGCTGAACCTGATGATACAGTAGTATTTAACTTCTCAACTGATTCGGTAATCGATTTAGTTTCAACAGTAGATAATTCATCTTTGATAGACTTATAAAGAGATTTTGACTCTTTCAAAGTTTCAACAGAATCGAATCTTCTGAGGATATTGATTTTTTCTTTTTTAGTCGTTGAATGTTCCGTGAAAAGTCTTGTAGCGTAAGCTAAATTTGAATTGAAGATTGCAACTTCATTTAGTTTTTCTCTGAACAAATTCAAAGCTTTTCTATACTCTTCATTTTTTTCTCTCAACATACTAACTTCTGCTTCGAGAGACTCTACTTTTACTCCGTTAGGACCATATACATAGTTTCTATTATTGGTAATGCCCTTTCTCAGACCTCTACCCTCTTTAGAACCCATGCCATATGTTCTAGCTGCTTCTTTTGTCTCTTCTTTTGTGAAAGCCTTTCTTTTCAAAGTATCACCTTTTTTGGTTGTATAATCTTCATCTCCTTTGTGAGTTTTAGATTTATCACCCTTATTCATTCCGTAGTGACCTTCTTTAGTTTCAACTTTCTTGGATGTACCTTCCATATTAGCACCTTTCTTGTATTCGAATTTTGCTTTACCTGTACCAACAGATTTTGGACCTTCTTTTTTCTTTTCATTAAAACCACCCTTTGTAGCTTTATAAGAAAATTTTGGACCACTGCCAATTCCAACACCTTTAGGTTTAATTGCTTTCTTGTGATTGTATGCCTCATCTAATGATTCGTCATCACTCTCTTCGTCAAGAATTGATTCGTCATCTTCGCCATCCTCTTCGTCAAGAATTGATTCGTCATCACTCTCTTCGTCAAGCTTTGATTCGTCATCTTCGCCATCCTCTTCGTCAAGCTTTGATTCGTCATCTTCGCCATCCTCTTCGTCAAGCTTTGATTCGTCATCTTCGCCATCCTCTTCGTCAAGTGTGATTTCATACATCATCTCTTCTTCGGAATCCATAGCCATTGCCATTTCATCCTCATCATCAGAGTTTAATTTTGAAAAATCAATTTTTTCCTCTTCATCTTCAGATTCAGGAGAATTGAAGATGTCGTCTACGATTTTTGCAACCATATCGTCTTCATTGATTTTAGATTTTGACTCTTTGAGTTTGATGATATACTCATTATCAGAATCGTTATCTGTGAGTTGAATTTCTTCATCGTCTTTTGTTACGATAATTCCATCTTCTTCGCCCATTGCTTTGAAGACTTTCAAAATTTCCTCATCAGATGCTCCAGTCAAATCGATTGGAGATTCTTCAGCATCCATGTCGAGTTCCATACCCATGTCACCCTCCACGTCATCTTCAACATCAATATTCATACCTAACTCCTCATCAGAACTTGGTATTCCCATTTCAGCATCGATGTCAATCTCATCTTGTTCAGAAAGAGATTCTTTTACTAATTGGTTGATTTCTTCCTTCATTGTCGAAGCAAGTATTCCTTTTGCGTTTTCGGCTATAGCTTCTTCAACGTTTTTCATTTGAATAAGCGCCTCTTCTACTAAATTTTTATTTTCTTGCATAGAAATTTGTTATGATTTAACTAATAAATATTGTTGATTATCAAAAAAGTTTGTCAATTTTATACGTTGACGTAAGTTTTTTCACTCAGTAAAATCTGTACTACGGTTTTTCCCGTCTGTTGAGATATCCAATTTTGTAAATCGGAATAATTTTCTTGAAAAATTATGTAAGTGATTACGTCACCAGTAGACGTTTCCTTCAACCTTACATTATAAGATTTAGTCGATGAAGGGCTAGCTGCGATTACTGAAACTGAGTCCGATAGATTACTTATTTGTTGAATAACATCACCTGTACCTTCCATATATGAAAGGCAATTTGACCAAGAAGATGCATTTATTACTCTGAAATTATTTGAAGTGTTATTTTGGGATTGTACGAGAAAATGCATAATGATTTTCTTAATAAATATATTCAAAAAAAAAAGAGTGGTAAACCACTCTTTTACTTTTCAATTACTTCATCGATTTTACTTTCGGAAACTGATGTTATTCGCCAATCATATGAAAAACTTTCATACCTTTTGGTAACTTTTGCCTCAACATCTGTAACAGAAAAACCTTTTACTAATTTTTCTTCTCTAATTTTTTTAATTTTACCTGTTGTTTCATCAGGAAGTTCATATTGAATTTTTGCTACAAAGTACTTTTCGTCCATAAAATTATTTTCCCAAAAAATCGGTAAGTTTTTTCATTAAATCAATAGACTTGTCCATTGAACCTTCTATTTTGGATTTTTTTTCTTCTTCAAGATTTTCTTCATATTGACCTCTTTCATCGATGTTGGAGAATAAATATGCTCCTGGTGTTGAGGGTGAGGACACTAAATCAAAACAAATCAATTCAAAATCATCTTGTACTTCATTTCTTTCACCAACTTTTTTCAGTGACCCGACACCACGAGAGGAAACCCCCATCGTTACTCCTTGTCTCATTAAATTTGCTGCAACATCTCCTTTACAAGAAACTACACCTGATTCATGAAAACCTGGACTTGTCAACAATTTGAGTTTTCCCATCAATATATTTTTATCCCACCAAATGTCTGTGATTAAATGTGATACCCTATCCAAATCAATCAAAGAGGATTCAGGATGATTAAGCTCTGAAGTTGATAAACCTTTTTGAATTATTTTTTTATATCTGTCAGCTTCTCTTTTAAGAATTTTCTCAGGATAAAATCTTCCATTACGATTTGCTGTGTCATATTTCTGTAGGACAGCATAAAACTCAAATGGATTTTTGAAATCCATTTTTTTTGCCTGTTCCATTAATGGTAGATTGAGCGAATCTTGAGGATTTATAAAACCTGCGTCCATCTCAATCAAAATTCCATGCCCAAGTTCATGGGCTTCCAGTATTCTTAATTGTTTCATCCTATGTTTTCAGATAAATATACAGAATTGTAATGTTGATTATTTTTTGGACTTTGAGAAATCAAAATACTTGTTCTTTTTGATGTTGTTTTGATAGATAGATTTTATAATTGTTTTGATTTCTTTTTTCATATTTTCGGATTTGAAATCCAATTCTTCACTTGCAAATAAATTAACTTCCAAGTTGAAAAAAGATTTTTTTCCTGCGGATATTCCACTTACTCTCAAGTCTAAGTCAATTATTGTTTTTGATAAAAAAATTTCTGATTTGTTTGAGTCGTATACAGAGTGTTTTATTTGTCTACTTAGGTTACTAACAATTCTGTTCCAATTTTCCATTTCTTGTTTGGGTGTGACCCATGATTGGATGTTTATAAAAATTGATTTCAAATTTTTGGAGTCAACTGTTCCATACATAGATTTAATTGGATTGAACAGATTTAGTTTTACACTTTTGCCTTTTTTCATTAATACTCATATTACATTAAGTTTATTTTTATAAAAATACGAGTAGTTTTCCCAATAGTCAAAAATGAAATGAATAATGATATTTATATCATAATATGTTGATAATAGAAATAAAAAATAACGATAACTTAGAGAAATCTCTCAAACTACTAAAGAATAAAGTTATCAAAACGAAACAGAACCAAATTCTGAATGAACGAAAGGAATTTGAAAAAAGGTCTGTAAAAAAGAGGAAAAAATTACTTAAAGCAATTTACAAAGAAAAAAAGAAAAACGGATTATAGGCCGTTTTCTAAAGAAATCAATTTTACGTAATTGATTTGTGTAAAATTCTCGTTTTGAAGTTTTTCGATTGTTTCAGAAATTTTGACCTTCATTTCTGATTCATCTTGAGTTGAAAGTAAATTATTAAGTTTTGAGATGGTAGATTCTTTCAGGGACGAGTATTGTTTTTCGAGTGTTTCTTTATCAGATTTAATAACCTCCAAAAAAAGTTTTTTACTTCCTGAATCCATCGATTGAATGTAATTTTCCAAAGTTTGATTCGCAATTTTTACCATTGAGCTCACTGGAATTTTTACAGATTCCTCAATCCTTTTTGGTTCACTCATTAGTAAACCTATGATATTTTTTTTGGATTGAATTCTTTCACTGATATTGTGTTTTGTGGTGTAAACTAAATTGTCAATATCAACGTAGATATTGGTTTTGGATGTGTTTTTGGAATAAGGCATTTTAACTGAAGGAATAATCTTGGAAATCAAATTTACACCTTCATCCAAGAAAAGCTCAGCATCTTTCTCAGATAATCCTTGAGGAGTCGAAAGCTGTTCGTACACAGAAAATAATTTTGAAAACCTTTTATCGTTCAATACGTTCTCTTTGAACTCTCTTAAGGTTTTTTTAAACTCTTTCTCATTTTTGTAAGAACTGAGTAAGTTTTCCTCTATAATTGATTTTACCTGACCGATTGTCATTATTTCTACGTTTTGTAATAAATATTAAGAGTTCAACAACTTATCCAATTCCTCAGAAATTTTTCCTAAAGATTTTTGTCCGTGCCCCAAATCTATGATTTGTTTACCTTCAATCAAATCAGTTTCGACTAAAATATTCATGTCTTTCTGTTTGGACTCAGGCGTTACTGCCGCCTCAGCTGGAGCGGGCGCTTCAGGAGCCTCCAATGGAGCCGCTTCAGGTGGTGGGACTTCTTCTCCCCCACCAGGAAAACCTCCGAGTACTTCTTCTCCACCTGGTGTTGTCTCAGCACCGGCTGATGGTGTTGCTCCTGTTGATGAGCCATAAAGTTTGTCTATATTGTCAAATACACCGGTCTTAGAAATCACAGTTGGTGTTTGCTTCAACTCTTCACCTACAGCTCTTTCAATTCTTTGTTGTTGTAAATCAATCTTAACCTCATCATCAGACCAACCAAAAATATGTTTTTTAGCCCAAGTCGATGAAGTGGCAGAAATACCATTTCCAGGGTCGGAAACCAAATCTTTGTATAGTAAAACTTTTTCTTTCCAAACATCAATTTTCAGTAAGTCGGCTTGGGTTGAAGGGTTTGTAAGACCTAAAGTGAAATTTTCCAATTCATCTTCAAAACCTAACAAGAACAGATGAACAATCGCAATTTTGTTAAGTTCCTGAAGCATACTTCTTTGAATCCTATTGATGGTTCTTGCAAAACGAATGTCTTGTAAGGACAAATTTTTACCATCACCAACAACTTCTTCGAATCCTAAAAAAGCTTTTGGGACTCTAAGTGCGGTCAAGAGTTTTTTCTGAATATATTCGATATCGGCGATTTCAGACAGGTTTTGTGCACCCGCTAAAGTATCGATTGGACTTGGTGCTGCGGGGTCTCTAACAGGAACAAAATAATCTTGGTCTACCGCCATTTGATTGAATCTCATGTCTACTTGTCCCGTTTTACTATCTACAATTTGCTCTCTTTTGAATTTGTTTGCAACACGTTGTACGTAGGCTTCAACATCATCATCATTCATATTCCCAACAAATACCTTGAAAATTCTTCTTTCAGGTGCTCTCGATGTACGATAAATTAACATCGCATCTTCAGAAAGAAGAAGTTGCTTCCAAATTCTTCTTGCCTTTTCTAACATTGAAGTTCCATATGGTAATCTCCTGTCATCTCCAAGTAATCTGAAGTGAGCCATTTCCCAAGATTGGAAAGTCATATTTTTATTTTTCCAATCGAAATGTAGAGCTTTTCTATCTTCAGGTTTTTCAGGTTCAATTGAAATTTTTTGACTTACCCCGACCTCTCTACGTTCTATTTCAATTGTTGGTAATTGTTGACATCCAACTACCCCTTTTTCAGGGTCCAATTTTAAATAGACAAAATTATCCCCGTACTTACAGGTATTTCTCGTCCACATTGGGAGATTGGTATTGATGTCCAAGTTGTTATTAAATAAATCTGCTAAAACACCTTTTATTCTTTTGGATTCAGAATAAATTTGAAGAATGAATCCATCCTCGTTTGGTGTTGTAGACTCCTCAGCATAGATGTCTAATGCCGCTGAAATCTCAGGAGTATACTCCATTGATTCGTAATCGTATTGAGCAGAAAGTCTCGATGGTTCGTAATAAATTGCTTGAGAATATAAATTGTTTTCTACCTTAGCCCACTGATTTGCAAGATAATAACTCTGTTGAGCCTGTAGTTTTTCTCTCTCGTATTCATCTCTACTTTTAGTTCTAAGAAGTTCTTTCTTATCGAACTTGTAAGTAGGATAATCTTGATTCAGAAGCGAATTTGGACCAAAGGTTTTGGATAACCTTTGCCACACCGTTAAATTCTGTTCACTCATTTTACAATTTTACTTTATACCCTGATAATATAAATAGTTATTTTACCCCAAATAACCATCCATATTTCTGATAGTCACTACGAGAAGCTTGACCGGGTATGTGTGTGTTCTGACGTCCCATTTGTGGAACCATGGGATTAAAAAATTCAGATGTGTTTTTGTTTTCGTGACTAATACTAGTCCAAGAATTAAGCATAGCCTTTGTATGATTGACAACCTTTTGAAGTGATTGAAAATTCTTTTCAGCGACATAAATTGCCATTGACATAGCCATAATACAATCATCATGATGACCTTTTTGGTGGTCAGGTCTTCCATGGATATAAATGAAAGTATTCATTTCATTGTAGAGACGATGTGAATATATTTTGAAGTCATGTCTCATAGCTTCTTCAAACGCTGAAATAATTTGAACCCTTTTGGAGTTGAAATTAATTCCTGGTATTTTTTCATTAAGTTTTGGGTCCCATTTCCATTTTTTTGATGGGTCCACGTTGTCAACGTAAAGTCCCGCGGCGTATGACATCTCTTGCATTTTTCTTGCTGTTGACACTCCCATACCCCCCGTAATATCTATAACACAATAGGCATTATACATTGAACCCCACTTATATGCAATTTCTGCTATGACATCAGGGGGAACCTTTCCAACGTATTCCAATACTTGTTCACGACTATCAAAATCAATAATTTCAATACAAGAAAAGTCTTCAGAGTCTCCTCTTGACACATCCACACCCATAACATATTTGTGATTATTTTCGGGTTCTTTGAATATCCACAGTGAACCCCCCATCATTTTTGCTGTTGGTTCCATCAACTGATTGTGTGAAATATTTTGCATGAGTTCAGATTCAAATACGTTATCACCTGAACCTAAGAAATTACACTCCAATTCCTGAGCTACTCTTCTCCTATCATACTTGAGTTTTTTCACCATACCTTCAAACCACGCAGAACAAGGCTTATATCCTTGGGATATATAATCCGTTGTAATTTTATGGTCTCTCTCATATGGATTATCAACTGATAAGTCTACTACGATATCTTGGGGATAGTCTTCCCTATTCAATAAAAAATGAACTAAATCTGTGGTTTTTACCACATACAAATCCCTGGTATATCTTGGGTCTCTATACCAAAACATCTCAGAGATTTTGAATTCATTCATCTTTCTTAGGGCTTGGTCATATATTTCATAATATATTGGGTCATAACCATTAGGGGTAGATACAACTATTACTTTACCACCTGTGGAAAGTGAGGCCATACA